GCCCATGCTCGACTTGTCAATGCAGGCCCGAGCGCCTGAAGACAGTGAACTCGCCGAACTTGCCGATGAGGACCAAGAGGTAGCGTGGTCAGCCCTACGCCAGGCCTCGAAGGACAGCCTGTACATCCTGAACAAGGGTGTCCTCGGCTTCAATGCCCTCACCCCCGACCTACATCTGCCCTTCTGCAACTTTCAGCAGCTCGATGCGCCGCTCAAGTGCGCGGTGATGCCGCGGAACCACTTCAAGTCGACGAATGCGAGCGTGGGCAAACCCATCTGGTTCGTGATCAACGACCCGCAGACGACCATCAACCTCATCAGCGCGGTCGAGGAGAACACGATCGGCTGGATGGCGGCGATACAGGGCGTGTTCCAGCGGAACGAGATGTTCAAGTGGCTGTTCCCGGAGCTCATACCTCCGAACTGGAACGACATCGAGGCGAGCAAGACGCGCTTCACCGTGCCGCGGGACGAATCGCTCATGCCGGAGCCACAGCCGACGCTCCAGGCTACGAGTATCATCAGCGGCCAGGCCTCGAAACACGTCTACCACGCCATCCTGGACGACCCGATCAACGAGCAGACGGTGGACAAGCCGACGCTCGTGGACCGAGCGGTGAAGCTGTACAAGATGCTCGAGTCAACCCTCCAGGACTGGCAGTCCTCGACGCTCGACCTTACGGCGACGCCCTGGGGCTACGGCGACGTGATCGAGACGGCAATCGAGAACGAGGTCGCCGACGGCTCGATGTTGCTCTGGAAGATTGGTGCCTACGGCAACTTCGAGTGCAGCCCCTCATTGAGGGACCCCGCCTACCTGCCCGTCGGTATCCGGCCCGAGGACCTGCTGCTCAAGCGGCTGTTCGAGGGCTCGGAGGCCGAGGTTCTCGCCGCGACGACCGGCGAGCCTATCTTCCCGGCGCGCTACCCGCGGCCGTTGCTCGAGCGGCTCGAGAAAAAGTACGGGCCGTTCTTGTTCTCGTGCAACTACCGCTGCGACCCCTTCGACCCTTCGCAGAGCGGCTTCGACGCAGCTTACGTCCACTACTTCAGGCGGCATGTGAATGGGCGGCTCGAGTGCGATTGCCCGGCGCACCGCGGCCATCAGCACTCGATGCACGAGTTGCATCTCGTGATGACCGTGGACCCGGCGTTCAGCGACAAGGACGACGCCGCCGAGTCAGCCATTACGGTCGGTGGCATCGCCCCCGATGGGTGCCGATACCTCTTCAAGGCCTGGTCGGACCGCGTCGAGCCGGACAGGCTGTGGGTCGAGATTGCGCGGACGTGCTTCGAGTTCAGCCCGTTCTTGAAGGACGTTGGCGTCGAGTCCGTCGCCTCGCAGAAGCTCTTCAAGTTCTTCTTCGAGTACATGCAGCGGATCAAGTCGCACCTCCCGGCGACAGAGCTTCGGAAGCTGCCGGATGTGAGCATCAAAGACCTGCGGCCCGACAACGACATCGACAAGAAGCGCCGCATCAAGTTCCAGCAGACGTTCCTCGCGAACGGCCAGTGGCACTTCCTGCCCGGCATGGACAAGTTCATGGGACAGTACAACAAGTTCCCGCGGTGTCGGCCGATCGACCTGCTCGATGCGTGGGCCTACCTCGACTACATGTGGAGTGTCCCTGCGAACCAAGAACAGACGTGGGGTGCGATCGACATGAATGCTGCGCGGCGTGACTTCCACCGTCGCCATCCCTTCTACGGAGGCTAGCTTGAAAGTGAAACAGATTCCTCGTGGCGGCGTCGCCAAGACGAAGCCGGGCAAGGGCGCCAAGCCCGCGAGCAACGGCCCGATGCCGAAGACGCCGGGAGCGAAGTGATGCAGAAGATCAACCCGAAGGGCATCAGTATGGGCGGCGGCTCGAACGGCTCGCCCTATGTCGAGAAGAAGGCGAGCTTGCCGCCGAGCCAGTCCTCGCCAGACAAGGGCGCGGCGAGTGGAGGGCTCAAGAAAGGTCCCGCGGCCGCGCGCGACGCGAGCAAGACGTCCAGCAACTCGACGGTCAAGCACAAGGCTTCGAGCTCGGCCCTCAAGACCTCTCGTCCCGGCGGCCTCAAGAAGTTCTGATGATCCCCCACCTCCCGGACGAACTCGACGTCGACCTCGTCTTCCTTGGCCAGGAGTACGTCAAGGAAATCCAGGCTGTCGACTCGGGCCGGGCCAGCCTGCTCGCCGACTACCAGCAGTTCATCCGGAACTATGCCGGTGATGTGAAGCCGACGGAGCGGGAGAAGCCGTGGGACGGCGCGAGCGAGGCCCACATCCCGAAGAGCGCGACCGACACGGACATCTCGCTCGCACGGCTCATGAACGCGGCGTTCGGCCAGTTCCCGGCGTTCATGATTCGGCCGCTGAGCGCGAAGTGGGTCGAGTGGGCACGACAGACGCAGAGGTTCAGCGAGTGGCTCGAGGAGATCGAGCTGCCCCTCTACGACCTGTTCAACGAGGCCTTCCACATCACGGTCAAGTTCGGGACCTGCGTCATCTACCTGCCGTGGGAAGACCAGTTCATCAACACGTACTCGCTTGACGCCAACGACCAGTGGGTCAAGAAGTATGAGAACGAGCTCGGACGGCCGGCGCCCCGCGCCATCCACCCCGAGAACTTCCTCCTTCCCATCCACTCGAAGGACCCTCAGACGGCGCCGTGGTGCGGGTATCGGTACAAGCTGCGACCTGGCCAGCTCAAGCTCTGGAAGACGAACGGGTTCTTCCGCGAGGCCGCAGCGGACCAGCTCCTCGCTCAGTTCTCACTCCCTCAGAACGTCGGCCATCTGACCCTTCCGCCCGGCGACACGCGCGATGACCTCGTGCAGAAGACGCGGGAGGAAGTCGCGGGGCTGACCCGTGCGACCGTGCCGGACGAGCTGGACATGGTCCACATCTTCGCACGCATTGACATTGACAACGACGGCGTCGAGGAAGAGGTCAACTTTCACCTTCACGAGCGAACCGGCCTCATCGCGCGCATCTCCTACACGCACTACCGCCACCGCCGGCGCCCGTTCATCCCGCTCCACTTCTTCCGCCGCGACGGCATCTTCTTCGCCATCGGCATTCTCGAGATGCTCAAGGACGGGCAGAAGAACCTCGACGTGTTGATGCGCCAAATCCAGGACAACAACACCGTCAAGAATACGCAGTGCTTCGTCGCCGATACCGACACCGGGTTGAAGCCTGACGAGCCGTTCCATCCCGCGCGTATCTTCTTCAAGAGGTCAGGGACAGAGTTCGCCGCCCTCCGCATGGGCGACATCCAGATGTCGACGACGATTGAGAATCTCAACACCGTCGCGACCTGGCTCGAGCGGCGCACCGGCGTCGCGGACCCTGCGATGGATGTGGGCGACCGGACCCCAGCCACGACTACGTTGGCGTTGTTGCAAGAGGCCAGTCGCCGCATCGACCTCACGATTGGCGGCATCCGCCGGAGCATGAGTGAGTTCTGGATGCAGGTCCTTCAGCTCTACGCACAGTTCAAACCGGTCGTCGAGTTCGAGGTCGAGACTGGCGACGCTGACGGCGTGCAGAAGTTCGACCTCATGGAGTGGCACGCGCAGAACGACGTCGACTTTCGCAAGGCGATCGCCATCAAGCCGACGATGAGCACGAGCGCCTTGAACAAGGCCATCCTGCGAACCGAGATGCAGGCCCTCAACGAGACCGTTATGGCCTACAGCCAAATCTCGCTCCAGACCCTCGACATGTTCCTCGCTGCCGTCGACCCGTCCTTGAAGGGCTACCTGAAGGACATGCTCACGGCACAGCACAAGATCATGCAGCGCCAGGTCGACACCTTCGAGTTTGCGAAGGACCAGGGCGTGGTGCTGCCCAACCCGGAGAAGTACCTCAATGCCATCAGCCCCCTCCAGCCGCCCCTCGGAGCCGCTAACCCTGCGGGAGCGGGAGCGGCTGCCGGCGTGTTGGCTCGCCCTCAAGGACTTACTCCAGGGCCGTCAGGCGGACTCGCTCCAGCGACTGCTCCAGGACGACCGGGGGCACAAACCGGCGTCGCTCGACAGCCTACTGGGGGACGTAGTGCTCAAGCAAAAAGTTAAGGCCTATGCCGAGGTCCTCGATGAGATGGCCCGGCTCGAAAAGGAGACAGTGAATGACTGACCCGGTAACCACGGAGACGCCGGCGCCCTCTGTCGAGGAACGCATGGCGGCTCTTGAGAAGATGAGAGGTGACCTCGAGACTGAGCGCACGTCGCTC